GCGGCCGCGAAGGCCATGCGGGAAATGGCTTCGGCCCGGGAGAGCTTTGGAAAGAGGCGTTGGAGGGGAGTGAGGAGCTTCCCACATTTGAGTGTGGCGGAGGGAAGCGGTAGTAGAGAGAGAGTCCCATCTTCACAGGGGTAAGGCAGGCATCTGAGGAAGGTCAACTCAGATATATCGTTAGTGCCAGAGTATTTGACTGTGAACCCCAGTTCGGCTGCGACAGCGTCCACGTCAAGGCCCCCGGCGGGCTGGACAGCAGTCCGAGCCTCTTCTGAACGCCGGGCCATGAACATGTACATCGCCAGACAATGAGCACTTGACATGCTCGTGGTGATCATCGCACCTGTGGGCAGCTGGTAACCGGTGGTGCCGGAGATCTCCCAGTCGCCCTTGCGATACCGATAGTCTGCTTTAGCGGAACGGTCAATGTGTTTGATAAAATCCGGAGGCGCGCCAAGGTGGCGCAGCACGTGGGGTGTGAAAAACCGCCACACTGCTTCGGATTGGGATTGGTCAAAAGACGAAAGATCAGCCATGCCATACATGAAAGTTGCACGGTTCTTGTGGAGACGGGCGTAGACGGGCAGGTCTGCAGGCCACTTAACTACGCTATCGTCGCCGGCAACAAATATCCATCCTGTGGGTGATAAGGCCATGTCGGAAAAAGCCTGACTTAGTTGGGTGCCGGTCAGTCCAGACGCGTACACAATACTATAGAGTGATCGGCCACAATGCCACAGCCGTACCGGATAATCCGGTCCATCCATAGGGCTGACGTGCTCGGGAAGAGGTAAGTTGGGTCCGAGCATAGAACGTAGGCAATTGTGGTATGCTTTCGCACCAGTAGCGGTAAGTGCGAGCCAGCGGTCGTCAAGCAAGACGATACTTCGTGGCTTGGGGCCGAGGCCACCTTTGTTGGGGAGTGTCTCATCGCCCTTGACGATGATTTCTTTCTTGAGGTTTTCGTAACCTTCCAACAGCTTGGTGGCAGCGGCATCCATCTTCGCATGCTTACGCGGATCGCTCTGGGCTTTCCATTCGGCCCACTCTAAATCCCGAAACAGCTGGGGATATAAGATAGGGTCGATGCATATAGGATACTCTGGGTCGTAGAGACCATAGTCAGTCCACATGGCAGCACATTCGCGCCAATTCCTGCAACGAGCCCGCGCATCATAGCGGCGGGCATCACCATAAAGGGAGCCATAAGCTTCAGTTGCGGCGAAACAGTCCTTATGTTGTCGCACCACCAGAGACGTCAGAGCAGCTTGCGTGTTGTTCTGCGGGCGGTGGAGAAGAGCATTCGTGATCAGAAGTGGCTCAATTCCCATGGACGACTTGTCGTTGTCCAACATGTCCAAGGCTGTATTCAATGGAATCGGTTGTTTCATGTGTTTGATGCGGATTTCTCCAGCAATGGCCGACAACGGCACAGTGCGGGCGTGAAGAGTGACGGAGGAGGGAATGGTGTCGGCCACGGGGATTGGCACAACACGACTGGTAGCAGCACTCGTGTCCTGTAGAGCAGCTCGTCGACTCAGAAAATCGCGCCACACCTGGTGGGAAGTCTTCGTTCGATACCAACGATAGAGGCCGTACACCAGGAAGATCAACACTACTTTCCAAGGAGCAGTAGCCCGCTGGGGCTGCATGAAATCGAAGGTCAAGTCAACCATTCGAGCGAACTGTCTCTCAGTCCAAGTGAGAGTGGTAATGTCCCAGATACCGGTGGTGAGGAACCGGCCGTGGGTACGTGCTACCATGTGATTGTACCACATGTGCCATGCCAAGGCAACAAGGGAACCAACAGGACCGAAGCGGTGAAGGATGGTGTTAGGTCCATGGACGAAAACGAGGGTTTGGACGCGGCTTTGTTGGAAACATTCCATTACCCAAACAGGGAGCGCGTACCAACCGAAGATTCGTTTGACTATCTCCTCGGTTATAGGGGCCACGAACGTCGCGAAGGCCGCCTCGTTACGAAAGGACTCTGGTGTGACAGTCAGGTGATAGTCCATGTAAACCTGAAATGCTTCTGGGGGGCGCATTAGGAACGACACCATCCGAAACCACGGGGATAGGGGGGTGGGGAGGTTGTAGTCAGCCAAGTTAGCGAGACGGAGCAACAGGGGACTTAGGAAGTGGTTCAACTCGGCTAGGGTGAGCAACGCACCTTGCCCTATCAACAAGAACTTGAGAGGGGCAAACACCGTGTACCACAACATGGTCGTGTAAGCATGCCAGGTAGTGGCACCGATAGACGCTGCGGCGAAACCCCGGCGAACGGGGGCCTGCGCGCGAACAATGGCCATTATGTCCAGCCAGCCAATGCGTCGGTATCGCATCATTCTGCG